CGGCCCTATTCCTCGTGGACGCATGAGAGTTGGAGCCGGGAATGCGCCAGCTTCGATGAGCCGCCATGCGACGGCTCACGGCTTCCCGAGACGCGCGAGTACAGGATATAGGGCCGCTCGCAGCTGTCCGGCGCCGCCCCGCGTGGGAAGATGCGGCTCCCGACTTTCGTTTGGACTCCCGAGACCGTCTGGAGGTATGCGACGATGCCCTCTTCGATCGTCATCCGGCGAACCCCTCAACCCATTCCCGGAATTTCGCTATCGTTCTCGACGATGCAGCCGAGGACCTCGAATCGAATGCCGGGCGAAGGAAAGGCATCGCGTCCATTTTCGCGGTCCCATACTCCACCCAGAGCGCGTAGAATGCCCCGTTGATTTTCGCCCGGATGTCGGAGCGCCCGAGCCCGACGCCGACGGCCACGCGCCCCGGCTGGCGCTTCAACACGAAAAGCTTGATCCTGTCCCGCAGGTTCCCGACGACGCGCCTCGGGTCCGGGCGCTTCAGCACGGGCGCATTTGCGCGCGCCGCGCCCAGGAACTCCGACGCTCCATCCTCGGCAGCCTCCCGGAGGATTTCGCCCCGGGACTCCTCGGCCATGCGCTTGAGTTTGTCCCGCAGCTCCTGGACCCCATCCATGTTCACGGCGATCCTGAAGCTCATGAGGTCGGCTCCCCCATGGCGAGTTGCCGGCAGGCGAGGATCATTTCCCGGCGGATTCGCTGCGGCCGCACGATCCCCAGGATTCCAAAGAGTTCATCCCCCCCGGAGTCCGGCTTCGAATGCTTGATCCTCCAGGACTCATTGACTTCTCGACGATACCTCACCCTGACGGTTAGCTGGATTTCGTTCAAAAATTTCTGCCCGGAGAACATCTCCCTGGCCCGCGTGTCATCGAGAGATGCCCACGTCGTGAACATGTCCGCCCACACGTCAAGAGGCTGACCGTAGGAGTCCTTGGTCGTGACGCGGGACTGGAAGGTCACGCGATGGCGCATCTCACCGGCCCTCATCTCGGCTCCTCCTCGCGGTCGAAGACGCGGAAGTTCGCGAGGAGCGCGCGGACACCCATCGGGACCTCGTGTAGGCCGAGGGGCGACTGAGCCTCCCGGTTCTCGTACCAGTGCGACGCCAGCATCTTGATCGCGAGCTTGATCCTCTCCGGGACTGAGGCCCCGGAGGCCCCGTACCCAACCGTGTAGGAGATCGCCACCGCATTCGCCGAGGCCAGGTCCGCGGCCGGGTAAGGCCAGTCGTAGGCCTCCTTGAGCACGATGCGCCCCGGGATGCCGACGACATCGGCGATGAACGAGGCGGCCGCGAACTCGGTCGTCGTCCCGTTCTGATCCGTCACCTCGAACTTATCAACGGAGGCGAGCGGCGCGAACGGGATGCGGATGATCCGCGTCTTGTCCGGCGTCAGGTGGTTCGCCGCGATGTCGAACACCGACGGGACGAACGTCCGGTTGAAGAAGGTGTAGGTCGCCTCCTCCCGCGTGAACCTGTCGAGGACGAGCTGCCACTTCTGAGAGATGCACTTGCACCCCGTGATGTCCTCGACGTGCTCCTTGGCAGCGAGGAGAAGTCCCGTGATGAGCGTGTCGTCGTCGGAAATGTCCACGCGCATATGGGACTTCGCCTCGGCCACGAGGACAGGCTCAACCGCTGGTCCTGTCAGGAGCTTGTTCGCCATCTATCGCCGGCCCCTCCGCTTCGGCTCGACGCCCTTCGGCTTTTCCGCTTCATGTTCGCCGTCCGGTTTCGCTTGCTTCGGAGCCTCCACCGTCGAAGGCTCCGCTTCCGCCTTCGGAGGCGACTCCACCTCAACGGCATACCCACCGAGGATGAGCGCGGCTGCGAACTCGTCGGGCAGGGTTTTGATTTCCCCAGCTTGCCCGGCCCCTGCAGGGCCCGAGAACGTCGTCAGCAGGCGCACTTTCATTGCGGGAGCCATTCCACGTTGACGCCGCACGTCTGCCCGACGGGCCCCCCGACGTTGATGTAGAGGGGTTGTCCCGCCGGCGTGCAGAGCGACATGAGCGGGTCGTAGGTCCATTGGACCAGGCCCGCGCTGCTCGCCGTGATCGTCGAGGTGATCATCGTCCCCGACGTGATCGTGTCGCTCGAGATGAAGGCGAACGCGGTCCCGGTCGTGTTCGTCGAGCACGAGACGAGCCACGCAAGGACCGCGACGCTCTTCCCCGTTTGCGCCGCGACGACCTTCGTCATCGCCCCGCCGCTGGCGCTTGCCGTCGCCAGTTGAACGGTCGCATGCGAAATGTCGTAGGCGGCCGCCGGCCTCGGCAAGGCGGCGAGCAAGACGGCCAGCCCGATCCATCCCAGGAATTTCATCGATGTCCCCCCTCGGTTCCTACCTCTAGTTGCACCCACAGCCGCCGTAGGCATCGACGACGGAAGTGCACCGCCCGAGCAACTTCCCCGTCGTAAAACAGGCCACGGTGCCGGAGGGGAAGTCGAAATAGAGCTTCCCAGTGGTGACGGCATTGGAGGCGATCTTGGCGGTCGTCACCGCTCCGGCCGCAAGCGCCACCGTCACCACTTCCCCGTCCCCGATCTTGGCAGACGTGACGGAGGCGACTCCGAGCTTCGGGGTTGTGACGGCGGCAGCCGCGATGGCTGCTGTCACGACCTCGCTTGCGCCGATCTTCGCCGACGTCACGGCTGCCGGGCACAACTTCGCAGTCGTGACCTCGGCGTCCCCGATGTACGTTGACGTGACGCTCCCCGTCGGAAGCTTGAGCGTCGCCGCCGATGCGTCGATCCTCGACCCGGAGTAGGTCTGAAGCGTCCCGCCGGACTTGATCGCGAGGCGATTCCCACTGTCGTCGAAATAGACGGCCGTGTTGTAGCTCGCGTCCTGCGCCATCGAGCGCGCGCCCTGGAACACGATCGCGGCCAGGCTCGCGACGATCGCGACCGCCGCGATGACCTTCAAGATTTTCTTTTCCATGTTTCTCCTCGCTTCGTGAACTCCATCTCATCCGGCCGTCCAGGAGCCGGGCCGGCTTCACCCGGCCCCTGGACCATGGCCTTTAGGCCGACGGCATGACGGTCGTCACGCCGACGACGGTGGTCGCGTCGTGCGTCACCGGTCCCTTCTTCGCCTGCGACTGGACGCACACGATCCCGTCGAGGACCGCGTTGCCTCCGCCTCGGGTTAGGACCGCGCGGACGTAACGCTCCTGCGGCCTGTACACGGTGACGCCGAGGACCATGTTGTCCGAGCTCTCGGTCCCGGCCTTGCTCGCGGACGTGATGTCGGCCCAGGCGTCCGCCACCCCGGCGTCCGTCGATTGCTGCACCTTCAGCGCCGGGACCCCGCCCGCGCTCACCTCGCCGAGCAACGCGAGGAAGGACACCTCGTCGAAGCCGGCCATGTCGATGGCCGATCCGTTCACGTCCGATCCGGCTGCCACGGCCGCGTTCGCCACGCGCGTGATTTTCGCGCCCTCAAAGATGTTTTCCATTTTTCCCTCTCCAGTCCGTCGTCGTTTCCGGCCCGCCCCGGAGCGCGCAGCCCCGGGGCGGGCCCGTGCGCCTAGGCCAACTTCACGCGCGCGAAAGCCTCTCCGAGCACCGGCATGCCGTCGGTTTCCTTCCGGGCGATGAAGCCGACCTGGTTGGAGGCCGCGTAGAGCTCATAGAGCGGCTGGATCTCCATCGCGAGCGAATCGACGATCCAGTAGAACGAGAGATCGCCGAAGAGACCGACGTAGAGCCCGGTCGTGAACGTGTTCGGAGCGTACTCCGACTCGTTGAACGGATGTCCGAGCAACGTGTCCGGAGAGCCGAGCTGAAGGCCGGGCTGGAAGATGTAGCGCCCCTGCCCGTCCTTGAGCTGCGCGATCTTGCTCAGCGCATCCCGGTGGAAGATCCACTCGGCCCTGCGCCGGTACTGCTTCTTCAGCGAGAACTTCGCCGCCTGGAGCCCGTCTCCCGTGATCGCGGTCGTGGTGTTACCCGTCGAGACGTCGCGGTCCGTGTTGATCCCGTTCGCCGACGCGATGAAGAGCCCAAGCGGTTGCTCGGCTCCGCTCCCGGTGAGGAACGCCTTTTCCTCGGTGATCCCGAACTTGTAGGCGAACCTGTCCCGGATAAGCGTTTCGACATCGATCGCTGCGGCCCGGAGGAGTCGCTTGCTCGACTTCAGGAGCTTCGCGAGAGGATGCGGCTTCATTTCGCGTCGTCCGAATGCGATCGTGGTTTCCTCTTCTCCGGTCCCGACCTCGGAGGTCCAGGTCGCGTCCGCCGGCTCGGTGTCCAGAGCCGGATTCCCGATTCCGTCGCTGTTGATCATCGGAAGAACGGTCGCCCTCGATCGGACAAAGACCTCGTCCTTGAGCTTCAGGATGATGTTCTTTGCGAACTCCACCGGGACCAGGTAGCCCCCGGAGCTCGACGGTCCGATCTGGAGCGCGCGGATTTCGACGTCGCTGAGAGCGGACTTCCCCTCACGAAGGAGCTTGCAGAAGACCCGCCTTTCCATCTCCTCCTTCCCGGACCGCTGGGCGGCCTCACCGGAGCCCGGAGGCTCGACGATCGGGCTGGACGCCGGCGCCCGGAATTCGTCCTCGAGGCGGACCTGCTCCTCGCACTTCGACAACTCGTCCTTGAACTTCCTCACGTCGAGGATGGCCTTGTCCCAGGCGGCCGTCTCCTCGGCGGAAAGGGACCTTCCCTCCTTCTCGGCCTTGTCCAAGATCGCGCGGCCCGCACCGAGCGCCGTCACGATCGACTCCCGAAGCTTCTTCATTTTTTCGTTCACGTGCCTTCTCCTTGTCTATTCGAGTTCGGCGAGGGTCT